CACCTGCGTCTGCATCCGCTTCATTAAGTAGACCATCTATGTCTACAAAGGTAGTACCACCATCAAAATCGGTATAACCCATATCGATAGTTGGAGACGAACCTCCTGTTGCATCACCATTAAATGAAATACCTGTTACTACTGCATTTTGTGGAAGTACGACTTTTCTTGTATCAGTTGCAGATACTTGAACATCAGTTCCTGCGTTTGCAGTTGGAACAAAGTAAAACTGTGCTGCAAGTTGTACTGAACCCGCATAAGTTTCTCTTTTATTATCACCACCATTGGATCTTACGATTCCAGTGAATGTTGTTGTTCCCATATTAAACCTCCTTGGTTATATAGACCTCGCCACACAATCTCTATACCGTCTGCTAGCTCAGTTTGCGTGACTTGTTATGCTAGAACTAAAATATGACATAAAAAAAGGGCGCAGTCAAAGACATACGCCCTTCTTATTAGATTAATTATTATTAAGCTGCGCCAGATGTACCAAAGATACCTCTAGGATCGGAGAAACCGAATGAGTATCTCTCTCTAGCTTTGTATCTTACGTTACCAGTGTCAAAATCACCTTCCATGTTTGTGGACATAGGTGTTCTAACAAAGTGCTTTAGACCATTTGGTGCATCAGTCTTAATGAAGAATGCATCGGTGTCAGTTAAGAAGTGATTTACTACATAACCTTCAGGAATCATTCCCATATTTCTGATTGCATTAATGTCATTGTCTGCTGTTCCAGTTCTTAGAGCAGAGTTCATTAATCGATCAGCAGTAAACTGTAATTCTTTTGGAATAATCAGTTTTCTACCTTGAGTTGCGATTTTTAAACCACGCTCGTCTACGAATGCAGCAATGTCAATTAAAGCTTGCTCAAGTGATACTTCGTTCAAGTCAGCATCAGTTGCTAGTCTGTTAGAGAATGTGCCACCAACTGCAAGTGGGTGTGCTGTGTTTATAAGTGAAACACCATCACCACCTGGGTTAGTACCAGCAGCTCCACTAGCAGCAAAAGCTGTGTTTAGAACATCAGCACCTTTTACTTGCTTTGTGTTAGCCATTGATCTTGCAAGAGCTTTTGTGTAACGAGAAGAAAGTTGATCGTAGAGGTTATCTTCGATTGCTTCTTCTGTGATTGAAAAGCCTAATGCAATTGTATCGTGTGTGTAACGTGAAGTATAAGCTTCAGCAGCTGTATCATAAGAGATACCAGCGCCTTCAGATTTAACTGGAGCTGATCCAAAACCTGAAAGCATTACCTCTTCTTCGAATGCTCTGTCAGAAGACTCTTGATCGAAGATTTCGGTGTGCTCTTGCTCATATCTTGCATATTCCAAGCCAAACAGTGCGTTTAAACCTGGTTCTAACTCTTTAACGAGTTGACTTCTTGAAATAGCCATGGTTTATACCCCTGCCTTTCCGCCTGTGTAGTAGTGAAGATTTGGTTTCACAATCAAATTACCGTTAGCAGCAGATGTATCATCGTTATCTGGATCTTTTGAAAGACCTACGACAATCCATGTTGAGCTAGCGTTTGATGCGAAAGTATCTACTTCAGCTCTTGAAATACCAGACTTCGTGCTGCCAGCAGTGTAAGATGTTTCTGCGTTTTCACCTACGTTAGCAGCTGTTACTGTGCCATTACATTGAACTTCAAATAATTGATTTGGATCATCAATCACATTAGCAACAATGTCAGTGGCGACAATGCTTCCTGGATAGTAATTACTAAAAGTTGGTTTTTGTGTTGTTGGGTCTGTATAGAAACAACCGTTAAAAATACCAACAATAGTACTACCAGCAGCATTGGCGAGAACGAGTGTACCAGTGTTCGCGAAGGAAACTGGATCACCCTGGAAGATAGCGGTACCATAGTTATTGGCAATAGCATATTCTGTTTGCCCTTGGTTTGATACTCCACCACCCACCTTTTGTACGGGTCTAAACCCGAATGGTGCGTCTATGTTTGCCATAATATTACTCCTTTGTAATACGTGTTAATATTGGTCGTCCAACAAACCGTGCCGATTACGACTTGTTTCCTGAACCAAAAGTTACTTTGGTTTGCCTTTGGGGTTTACTGATCGGCATCCTTGGATCCTCGATCTTCAGTAGATCATTGTCGACGGCCTGTTTCTGGCCCTCAGTCAAGCTTCTGTAATAAGCATTACGCTCTTCAATTGTCTCTACTGGCATGCGAGCTAACAGCAACCCACCTACCCCTATAACACCAGCGTGTTTACCATCTTCGATAGTAGGAAGTTCCCAGTCAGGATACTCGTCGGCTCGAACTAATTCCCAGCCTTCTCGTAATTTACCACTGATGTTTTTATAATCATCAAATCCTCTGACTGATTCCCTGATCCATCGATGTTTGTAACCATCTGGAGCTGGGGGTGCGTCCAATGCAGACGGTCTAGTCCAACCTTTTTTACGAGCTGTCTTTTCCCTAGTCTCACTGGATCTTAGCGTTTTATTTACCATATTGTCTCCAATCTATAGATATTTTGCGTATTCTTCAAGAGGTACTCCTAATTTTTTTGCAATTGCAACTTGACTAGGGGTAAGAGTAACTTTTCTCTTAGAACCACTTGATTTACCTGTTCGAGAAGATCCAGCCACTGTTTGTGGTGCTTTTTCCTTCACTTCTGTTTGTTGGTTTTGAAATTTATTTGGAAATTGACTCTTCATATAAGAATTAATTTCTTCATAGTATTCATCACTTTTAGGATCAAAACCTTCTCTTAAAAGCTTTTTATGATGAGCTAAAGCAGTAAATGTCATGGCTTCATCTTGTCCAAACCATTTATTATCTTCTGCCCATTGTTCTGCCCTAGGGTCAGGCTGTCTTTGAACAGGTGCTTGAGCTTGAGGTCTTTCAGCCATTAATCCTTCTTGTTGTTTTAATAACTGTTCTCTTTGTTGTTTAGAAACAATAGCTCTTTCCTCTTCAATCGCTAATCTTGTTAAGGCTCTTTGAGCATCAACTTGAGCATTGACATCGTTGTTATACAAAGCATCTTGATAAGCTTTTTTAGCTTGTTCAATCTGAGACTTAACTCTTGTTTCATACTCTGTAAGATAGTTTTCATCTAAAGACTTAATTTTATTTTCATACTCGGTGTATTTTTTCTTTGCACTTTCAGCAAAGCGAAGAGCTTCTTGCTCTCTTTGTTCAGTCTTTTCGATTCTATCTAAAAGTTTTTTGATTCTTCGTTGAACATTTTTAGAGTATTTATCTAAACCGTCTTCTTTAGAATCATCGTTAGAGTCGTCGTTGAAATCTTCATTAGAAGAAGCATCTGTTTGAGAAGTAGCTTCTTTGTCTTGGACTTTACTATCTTCAGTAGATTTATCTTCTTCTTGAAGTTCAACCTCTTGACTTTCTCCAGTAGTGTCAAGGTCTACCATTTTTTCGTCAGCCATATTTATCTCCTTAATAAATTGTTAGTACGTCTTTTGGGTCTTTCAATTTAGCTAAAATTTCATCATCATTGAGAATACGAATTTCTCCACCTTCAATTTTAACTCTTGATCCAGCGTATCTTGCAAAGACAACCCAATCGCCTTTCTTACACCACGGACCATTAGGGAACTTATCTTTATCAGCATAAGCATCTGATCCCATACTTAAGATCATTCCAACGTTCGTTGTAAGTTGTTGTTCTTCCACAGCTTTGTCGGTGAGATACAAACCACCTTTAGTTTTTTCTGTTCCTCTGTAAGGTAAAACAACCATTCGCCATCCTGTTGCTTGTGGTATTCTTTCTAACGCAGGACCTTCTTCTTTGTCTTTCTTCTCTTCTTTTTTAGTCAAAGGTTTTTTATTAACACCTTCTGGTAAAATTAATCTACTCATCTTTAAACACCTTCTTGTATATTTCTTGATAGTCCATTAATAACTGCTGTAAAGCGTGTAACTTTCCTAACTCATATTGATATTGATCAAACGAACTAAGACTCCTACTCAACAAATCATCTTTCTTATCGTTGATTCGTTCTTGAATAAGCTTTTTAACGTGGTAGTCGAAACTCTCTTGCATTATTTTGTAATCTTTTTAGATTTTTCGAATGTTCTCAAGCCAGCCATTCCTAGGAGAGCCATGACTAATGGCATGAGTTGTTCCATATCCATTTGAGGAAGAGGACAAAATTCGATTTGAA